TAATGCTTTCGTAGAAGGTATTATGGAGGGAAAAGAGTGGGTATGGAATAATGGATCACTTATTGAATCGCAGTTGCAAGGTATGAAAAAGAAATTTGATGTTAAAGCGCATCAAAGGCAAGCAAAGGTGGAAGCACTGGAGTTTGCAAAATTCCTCAAAATGTTATAACTTATAAATATTAATTACAAAACAAGGAGACACCCTAATGTCCGAATTAGAACAAACAATTGAAGAACTTGAAGCAGAAGTTCTGGCAGAGCTTGAAGAAGCTGAAGACCCTACGAAAAAGGGTGCTGCTCCTGCTGAAAAGTCTAATATGAAAAACGATGCAGAAGACACAGGCGCACCTGTTGTTGACCCAGAACAAAAAGATGCTCCAGCAAAGAAAGTCGCTGCAAAAGCAAAAGAAGTTTCTGGTGATCCATCACAAAAAGGCGAAGGAAAACCAATGAAACCAGAAAAACTTGCCGCTAGTCACGTTCCAGAGGAAGGTGAAGAGTTGGAAGAAGCCAAAATGTCAAAAGAGATGTTAAAGATGGCCATGCAGAAGAAGATGGAAGGCATGAAAGCCGTTGATCTTAAAGCTGCATATGAAGCAATGATGAAAGATGGTTATCACGAAGAAGCAGAAGAGGTTGGAGAAGAAGTTTCAGCTGAAAAGAAAGAAGCAATCGATGCTCGTATCAAAGACCTAGACGTTAAAGAAGACGTTAGTGCTCTTATGAGTGGAGAAGACCTTTCTGAAGAATTTAAGACAAAAGCAGCAACTGTTTTTGAAGCTGCAATTAAATCAAAGTTACGTTCAGAAATTGATCGTATCCATGAAGAAGTAACTAGTGAAAAAGAAACAGAACAAGAAACCTTCAAAGAAGAGTTGACTGAGAAGGTTGATACATATCTCAACTACGTTGTAGAGGAATGGACTAAGGAAAATGAGTTGGCAATTGAGCGCGGTTTAAAGGGCGAAATTGCAGAAGACTTCATTTCTGGACTGAAACAGTTGTTTGAGGATCACTATATTGACGTTCCAGACGAAAAATATGACGTTTTGGAAGCACAATCTGAAAAAATTGCAGAATTAGAAGAGAAATTGAATGAGTCAATTCAGAAGAATGTTGAAATGACTGAGGATAATTCTGTATTAGTTCGTGAGCAAGTATTTACTGATGTATCAGAAGATTTAGCTCAAACAGAAATTGAGAAGTTCAAAAGTCTTGTAGAAGATGTTGACTTTACAGATGAAGGGTCTTTCCGTGAAAAACTCTCCACTCTGAAAGAAAGTTATTTCCCTAAAGTTAAGCCTGCTACAAGGGCACGAGCAATAGATGATGAAGATGGTGGCACCGCACAGGACATTGATACGACAGATAGTATGCGAAAGTATATGTCTGCTATCAGTCGTGATCAAAAGGCGAGTGCATAAGTTAATATAATTAAAAAGATGTAAATAATAAAGGAGAAACTAATGTTTCAGACAGAACATCTACAAGAAAAGTGGCAGCCAGTCCTAGAACATCCTGATCTTAATAAGATTGATGATTCTTACAAGCGGGCAGTTACTACTCTCATCTTAGAGAACCAAGAAAAAGCAATGCGAGAAGATTCTAATTTTCTTTCAGAAGCTGCACCAACTAACAGCACTGGTGGACAAGTATCAAATTGGGATCCAATTCTAATTTCATTAGTTCGTCGTGCAATGCCAAACCTCATTGCTTATGATGTTTGTGGTGTTCAACCAATGACTGGGCCAACCGGCTTGATCTTTGCAATGCGTGCTAAAGCAGCATCTTCTGATGGTGCAGAATTGTTGGTAGATGAGCCAGACACAGGACTTTCCAATGATGACGCTGCTGGTGATTTAACATCATCTGCAATGACAGGTTCTAACCCAAAGTTGTTAAACGACAGTCCAGCTGGTATCTACTTGTCACCAACTGGTATGACTACAGCACAAGGTGAAGCCCTTGGTGATGCATCTGCAAACTCTTTTGCAGAAATGGCATTCAGCATCGAGAAAACAACAGTTACTGCTGTTTCTCGCGCACTTAAAGCTGAGTACACAATGGAACTTGCTCAAGACCTTAAAGCAATTCATGGTTTAGACGCAGAAACAGAATTGGCCAATATGTTGTCAACTGAAATTCTTGCTGAAATCAACCGTGAAGTTGTTCGTTCACTTTACATCACGGCCGTGCCGGGTGCTCAAGTTAACACAACAACTGCTGGTACTTTTGATCTTGACACCGACTCTAATGGTCGTTGGTCAGTTGAGAAGTTTAAAGGTTTGATGTTCCAAATCGAGCGTGATGCTAATGCGATTGGTCAACAGACTCGTCGTGGAAAAGGTAACATGATTATCTGTTCAGCTGATGTTGCTTCTGCACTTCAGATGGCTGGTGTTCTTGATTACACTCCTGCTCTTAACAACAACTTGAATGTTGATGATACATCCACCACATTTGCTGGTGTTATGAATGGTCGCTTCAAGGTTTATGTTGATCCATATTCTGCAAACGTAGCTGCTAATCAGTACTATGTTGCTGGATATAAAGGTACTTCACCTTACGATGCTGGTTTCTTCTACTGCCCATACGTTCCATTACAGATGGTTCGTGCAGTTGGTGAAAACACATTCCAACCAAAAATTGGATTTAAGACACGTTACGGAATGGCCGCTAACCCATTTGCAGCTGCCGGTGCAGCTTCTGCTGGTTTCCCTGCTTCTGGTCTTAACTCTGATGCATCTATTGATGCTAACGTGAACTCCTACTATCGTCGCGTTAAAGTTAACAACCTTATGTAAGATAAGGAAGACTATAAAACTGGGGGAGCTTTCGAGCTCCCCTTTTTTTTGTTATAAATAGTATTAGAGGTAAATATATGGCATCAGTAAAACGGCAACCAGATAAACTAGATTATGCTAGTCCTACTCAGTTTAAGTTTGGTATTCACCAGTTACCAAAAGTGGAGTTCTTTTCAACTGCCGCTACTATACCTGCTATTGCTTTATCTGATGTAATAGTACCAACTCCATTCAAATCAATTCCAATGATGGGTGATCAACTTACATATGACAACCTTTCAGTATCCTTTATTGTTGATGAATACCTTGAAAACTATTTAAGTATTCACGAATGGATGACTGCCATTGGTTTTCCTAAAAACAGAACACAGTTTAGCGAATTTAAATCTAATACATCTAACACACCTTCAGCTAATGCTGTTAAATCTAACGATATTGGTGATGTTCAAAAGCCAACTTCTACAAATGCATTATTTTCTGATGCAACACTTACTATTTTATCAAACAAAAATAATCCAATCGTAAATGTATTTTTCAGAGACATATATCCAATTGCAATGACAGGGTTATCTTACAATCAAGCTGCAACAGATGTTGAATATTTAACAGCAGAAATTACATTTGCATATCAACTTTTTGAAATTGAAACAATTAGTTGATATAAATAACTACGAGCAGAGATTTGATATGCTAGAGTATATTATCAAATCTTAGACTTAATGATCTAGTGAATACTCGTTGCAACTCACTAGGGTCAATATAATCAAAAGAGAGTAATCAAACTCTGCTCAATTTTTTTAAGAAAGTATATAATGACATTAGACGAATTGAAGACACAAGCATCCACAGACCTACCTATTACTGATCAAGAACATTTAGATCAAGAATCCTACAGAAACCAAGAACTTAAATCAAAATGGCTAGACTATAAAACGCGATATGAACTTTTGCTCGTAAGAAATAAAGGTGACTATCAAAAATTATATAGAGCTAAGTGGGAGTACTATGGTGGTAAATCAGATGCAAAAATTTATGCAACAAAACCATTTGATTTAAAAGTTCTTAAAACTGATCTTGCAATGTACATAAACTCAGATGATGATATTATAGCTCTTGGTGCAAAAATAAGTTATCTAGAAATTACCATTAAATTTATTGATGGTGTTATTAAATCCATTGATAATCGTGGATGGGATGTTAGTCACGCTATTGGATGGAAGAAGTTTGAAGCTGGAATGGTGTAAGATGAGAATATGATTCATTATACTAATATTAGTAAAAGTTTTTCTGTTCCTAATATATTGGAAGATGGTGTTATCACTGAAGAAAGTGGTAAGGTAAAAAGAAACTCAAAAATATTTTTTATTAAAGATACTGAAACCTGTAAAGAAATATTCAACCTTATTAATAAGACAACAGTAATTCAGCTAACTGATATAGAACCATTACAATATTCAGAGTATGGTGTTGGTGGTGAATACGGTTGGCACAGAGATATTCATGATAAACCATACCCAAACGGATTGGTCAGAAAAGTATCTTTTTCCACTATTCTGAATGATGATTTTGAAGGTGGTGAATTTGACATTGAAACAAAAAATCCAGCCGACAAGAAACGATATGATACATTTGATAATAAAAAACAAAACACTATAATATTTCCTTCTCATATGTGGCACAGAGTAAGA